CAATTTCACGCTCCTTCAGAAGTAGCTCTGCAATCTTAGCCCTACGCTCAAACTCATTCTGAGACTGGTCAGGAATGTTGGTAGAGATAGATTGGATGACTCGTGCTCGCATTTCCTCTGGCATAAGCTGAGCTTCAACGCTAGCCTTCTGTGCCTTTGCAAGGCTCTCCTGAGCGTTTGCTTGGCTTTCTGCTGCCCTGGCCTGTAGCTCCTGTACCTGAGCCTGCAGAAGCTGTAGCTGAGCCTGTAGCTGGGCTTGCTGAGCCTGTTGTGCCTGGGGATCAGGCTGAGCCATCTGCTGGAGCTGCTGGAGCAACTGCTCACGGTTAGAAAGACTGGAGGATTCTACGATACCTGCCAGCACCATAGGCACGATAGGCGACTGAGGACCAAGAGTCTGGAGCAAACCAATCATCTGCTGCTGCTCGTACTCCTTGGCAATCATCCCAATAGAACCAACAGGTATGAACTTGTAGTCCTGAGAGGGGTAACGGTCAGGATCAAACTGCATGTAGCGGTAAGCAACCTTACGCACCAAGGGAATGACAAAGTCATGCTGGAAGTTTAGCAGAGCCTGCTTGTTCTTCTTGATCATAGCAGACATAGCAAGAGACATTCCAACCCCGCCAGCACCCTGTCCTGACGCTGTAGCACGTGTTAGCTCAGCAGAGTCCAGCGTACCTGTAGCCTTGAGTAGCATGTTCTCAAAGCCTTTAGCAGTCTCGTAGTTAGCTGGGTCAGTGTTACCAAACTTAAAGGGAAATAGTACTTCTTGAGGATTACCGTTAACCAGAATGCTCTTTCCTGGTTGAACAGTAGTCTTCATTCCACGAGGAAGCTTGGTAGCATCTGCTGCAATCATAGGAGCAGTAGTCAAAGCTAGGCTATCCAGATGTGAGCGGATCTGAGCATCAATAGCCTTCTGCATATTGTAGCCCTTCTCAACCGTACCGATACCCCAGAACCTACCAGGTACAGTCTCGGGACGATGAGCAACAATAGGACGATCCTTCATCATATAAGGAGAAGCTTCAGCCTTGAGCAGGTACTGGTCATTAGCAATGACAACAACAGCCTCTACCAGATCTGATACCTGGTCTGCCTCAGAATCTTCAGGAAATAGATCAGCTACTTCTGTGCCATCAGACTCCAGAGTCTCAAGATACTCTCGAGGCACCAGACCATAGTAACGAAGAACCTTTACCTTGTCATCCTGATAGATAGACTCAGTGGCTGTAGGCTCAAGGTCAGTGTCATCATAGTAAGGTTGAATGTTTACCTTACGATAGATACCATCCTCAATGCCTTTAACAATCTTAAACAGGCTGGTGTACTCTTCAACTGCTACGCCCAAAGCCTCGTCAATAGTCTCAGCATTAGGATCAATCAAGAAGTTACGTGGGTGAATCATCTTGGACGGTACACTGGTTACTTCAGTCTCAGACACACCATAGGCAGCCATAGGCGACCCAGGGATTTGCTGCATCGTGGGTGCTTTCTCGATCTTGCTCTTGACAAGAATCTCAGCGCATGCAGTACCAAAGATCTCGGCGGTACGAGCTACTTCTTTAATAAGCTTCTCGTAACCTTCTTTCGTCATGTCTTCTTTGAGCTGGGCTTTTAGCTGCTCTACGTCAACCTTCTGCTGGTCAGCTACGTCATCACGAATATCAAAAAACCCAGAGTTTCCTCCAAGAGCTTCAAGCATTTCTACAGTCTTGTTCTCAACTGCCTCACGAATAGCAGGAGTAACGATACGTGAACGCTCAGAGTCTCGGGTCTTGTCTTCATCAGACCAGATACCGTAGTAGAGACGCTCGTACTCATCCCACTTCTTCTGGAAGTTAGTGTCACGCCAGTCGCGCCAGCGGTCACAATGATCGACAACAAAAGCAGTAAGCTCTTTGTCTGCTTCTGTTACTTTATCTTCTTCTACGCTGGAGTAGTTCTCAGCCATTACGCTGTCCTTTCAAATGGATCTTGATAGAATATGGAGGAAATTTCATCTCGTTTAAGAGGTCGTTTAAAAGCATCTACGGTATAAGGATCAGCACCCATCGTATCTGTAAATACTTTATCTTTAGTTTTATCTTGATAAGGAGTACCTGTTTTTTGCCCTACTTTTTCAAACAAAGGATCTTCAAACCTAAACTGTACATTGCGTGCCTCTGCTTCGCCATAAGTTTTCATGTATTCCTTAATGGCTTGTTCTTTATCAGCCTGAGTAATCTTATCTTTATTCTTTACAAACTTCTTCCAGTCAGTTCCTTTTAAAAAGTTCTCAGCTTCTTGAGCGTAGTGTTGTGCTTCATGTAGAACAGTAGACACCGCTGTGATAGGATTCTTAAAAGCAGGATTAGCTGTGTTTACCTCAATAACTTGATTACCGTAAGTATACGAACCTGCCCCACCTTTAGGATCTTTAACAAATCTAATTGTTTTGTTTTTAAGTTCAGGATAGAAATCATACAACAAAGGATGAGATAAAACATCTCCTACCTTCATCTCTGTTCCATCTGCTAATTTATTAACATCAACTTTAAAGTTAGCGCCTTTATCAGGAACTTCAAACCTAAGTTTGTTATCTGGACCAAATCCAAAGTTAGTTGCTCGTACCTGTTCTTCAAAACTCTTACCTTCTTTGCGTAGCTTTTGAGCAAGCTTAATGCTACTTTCAATCATGTCTACCGCTTTGTCTGGGGCTTTGTCAATATAGTTACGTATAGCTTTACCACCAGCAATAATACCAGCAGGCATAAAGCCTGTGAGTGTTTCTGTTTGTAAGTCTACAAGTTTTTTAAAAGCTTGTGGGTCTTTTACTTCAAATAGTTTACCACTCTTAGGATCAAAGTTAATAGCTTGGTTTTGTAGACCCTGTACTTCTTCAATGTTTGATTTGGCTTGAGAAGCTAAGTTACCTAAATAGTCTGCAGGGTTTTGAATAGCGTCTGCAGCTCTGCGTTTAACAGCATCTGCCCTGCTGTACACATACGGAAGTACTCCACTTAACAATCCTTCAGCCATGTTAGTATCCTGATATTAGGTCTAAGGGTTCGTAATCTTCTTCGTCGTCATCAAACTCAAAGGGTGTGATGGCTAGTTGGTCAATGTAACTGAGTGAATCAATCATATCGTCATGCACACCGTTGGTAGGGAAGTTTAGAAGTTGGTCTTTAAACTCCTTGACCCAGTCACCTTCCTTCAGTACAATCCTACCACGCTCAAACCTACCCTGCAACGACCAGACAATACGATCAGACTTCTTCTTGTTACCGTGTGTCAGCTCTTCTATTCGAGGATAGACACCATACTTTAACATTAGTTCCTGTAGGTATGGAAGCACTGCATTCTTAAGCGCTCCCTTCTCAATACCTACCACCTGAATTTCATATTCCTTAGCTAACCTTAGAATCCTGTTAGCTGTTTCCTTAATATCCCACCTACCACAATCAATCTTCTCTACCCACCAACCATCTTCATGTACCTTAACCACAGAGATAGCAGTCTGGTCTAGGTGTTTCTTCTTGTTACTAGCATTCTTTGCTACATCCTCAAACCCTGCTAGGTCTACAGCCATGAAGTAGGTTCCATGCATGGGTTCCTCATCTTCATCTGCTACTTTAATCCACTCATCCTTGAAGATCTCAGACTGAGGAGCCTCAAAGCTAGCCATGAACTCCTGCCTAAATGCAAAGTTAGACATTGAGTTCTTAGCAGTCTCTACCTCTTCAGGGTCCAGCAGTGGATTATCAAAAGAAGTGAAGTGCCAAGACTTCCAATCTTTTTCTTTACCCTCGAGACCAACCCTATAAATATCATAGAAGTGGTTTCTTCCCTTGGGTGTACCAATAAATACAGCCTTACCCTTCAAGTCAGCCAAGGCAGGTCTCAAGATCTGCTCGAATACCTGTGGCTTTACGTCCGCATACTCATCCAACACAAGGAACTTTAGCGCCACTCCTCGCATTGTCTCTGGTCTATCAGCACCTTTGAGACTAATTGTAGACCCGTTCACCAGCTTGATCTGCATATTGTTCACATGGCTACCAGCAATCACTGGATGAGCTAGCTCGAGCAGCTGCTGCCACATAATATCCCTTGCCTGCTGCTGGGTAGGGGCAATATACCACACGTGACCCTTGTCAGCCTGCAAAGCCTCTACGATTAGGAACCAAGCAGCAAGCCTACTCTTACCAGTTCTTCGCCCTGCAGC